ATGCTACAAATTGCAGCAACTATGTTATCTAGGAGTAAACAATGATTGGTCTTGACGCACTTTTAAACGTGGGCGGTAAGCTCATTGACAAACTGATTCCCGATCCAGAGGCCAAAGCCAAGGCGCAATTTGAACTGACAAAGATGGCTCAGGATGGCGAGTTAGCCAAGATGGCGAACGACACGGACTTGTACAAAACCGAGCAGAACAACCTGACTGACCGGCTGAAGTCGGACATGAGCAGCGACTCTTGGCTGTCCAAGAACATCAGGCCCATGACGCTGGTCGCCATCTTCATCGGCTACTTCGTGTTCGCCATGATGTCGGCATTCAAACTGGACGCCAACGAGGTCTACGTCACCCTGCTAGGCCAGTGGGGCATGCTGGTCATGTCCTTCTACTTCGGTGGCCGCACGCTTGAAAAAATTATGGACATGAAGAGCAAAAAATGACACCACACTTCACCCTTGCGGAACTGACCGCCACCAGCCACCGCCAGTTTGACAACACGCCCAACGAAAAAGAACTCGCCAACTTGCAAAAGCTGGCTGAGTTCTTGGAGGAGGTCAAGACGCTGCTGGACGGCAAGCCGATTATGATCAACAGCGCTTTCCGATCCAAGCAAGTCAACGACAGCGTGGGCAGCAAGGACACCAGCCAGCACCGTCTAGGCTATGCGGCTGACTTCAAGGTGCCGGGCATGACGCCAGACCAAGTTGTGCGGGCCATCATTGACTCTGACTTGCAGTTTGATCAAGTGATCCGTGAGTTTGACGCCTGGACGCACATCAGCATCAGCCCATCACCGCGCCGTCAAGCGCTGATTATTGACCGCGCTGGGACTCGACCTTTCGCATAAGCGCTCGGTATGCTTCGATGGCGTCCTTGAGGTCGCATTGAAGCTGTTGAATCCGGTCATCTTGCTGGATCATCTTTGCGTTCGCTTCCTCGGCAAACTGCGCTAAGTTTTCTTGAGTCCAAGTTTTGAAGTTTGGCATGTTCTTCCGTTGTAAATTTATGGCCGTTGCCGCACTCTCGGCGGCGTAGTGTATAGCCTTCTTTGTTTCTAGTCTCGTTGACAGTTGTCCAGACGTTGCAGACGGGGCATTTCAAGCGTCTTTCTCCTGAATGTCGTAGAACCAATCATCGCCAGCGCTCCACTTGCGTGTGCCGTCAACGGTGTAAAAATTCTTGGCCGCTTGGAAGTCAGGGAACTTTGTCTCGGCGGGGATCAGGCTTTGGTCGTACCAAAGGCATCTGTTGTTGGGCTGGCAAGCAAACTGGCCGTTATCCAACATGATCCAGTTAAACGACTTGTGTTCTTCAGCTTGTTCGGTGAAGCCCGTGTCCAGCGCCATCTCATCAGCGCAGAAGTCCACGGTGAACATGTAGCGGCCAAAGTGCCACTGTTTATCCTTGCCTAAAAACTTCACGCCAAGGTTGCGTAGGCCAATCTTTTCCACAATGGTGAACCGGTAGCCCATGCAGTCCCACAATTGCAAGGTGTCGATGGGCAAATCTCCAGCTTCTGGGTGCCACACATACGCATGGATGGGCAGCTTGTCGTACAGCGCCCCATACGCGGGCAACAGCGACTCAATACGGAACACCTGGCCGCGCAGGGCTTTCAGGCTGACCCAGATGGCAGGCTCAAATTCGCCGTGGCCCTTGGTGAAGTTGTACAAAAATTCACGCTTGACAAAGCATTTGATCGGCGGCAGCGATGCAATGATGTAACTCATATCAGCAGACTCCAAACCCAAAGCCCCGTAAAGAACAGCCCCAAGCAGATCACCATCAGCACCACCAACGCAGCGCCGACCAAGACGCTGCCAATCACTTGCCAAGACTGAGGCACTGGCTCAATGTCGTCTGGTATTACGGGCCACGGCTTGACCTTGCGGATGGCTGTCTCCCCCGTGTCTAGAGTAGCGTTGGTGAAGTCACAACCCCACATGCACGGGCGTTTGTGAGGGCAGATAGCCCTGCCTGTGTCGCAACTCATCTTTTCCTCTCTTCCAGCATTGCGTCTGCATACCTGTACTTGGCCTGCTCTCTTGTGTACCGGACATTGCAATGGACTATCCTTTTTCGCCCGTTCATGTCATCTACAACTTGCTCTTTCACCCCGCCTTCTTGGTGCGCTTTAATGTCCTCCTCGCTGGCCTTAGCCGCAAAGTAATCGCGCAGGGTCATGCCATTGCTGCTTGGCCAGTTTTGTGATGGAAACGCTGGCCCACCTGTGTTTGTAGTCATGCCGCCTCCTCAGTCTTGCCCAGATACGCCTTCAGTCTCTTCACCCTGTTCTTGTTATACGCCACCAGTGCGGAGGCATATTCGACCCCAGATTCAGCCGCCAGCAACTCGTGTTCTGCGTGTTGCAACTCATGCGCCACGGCCTGCGCTGGCGTGACGGTCTTAAGCATCAATCTCAACTCAGTCCAGATGTACTTGAACATCATTTCACCAACACATCAAAGGTAGCCAACAAAAAGATTACGCCCGTGCCGATTAAGAGGACGGCGCCACAGAGGCTTATCAACAAGCTGCGAGCTTGGTCTAGATTTTGTTGAGTGAGGTAGCTTTTCATTTCGTTTTCTCCTTGGTTAATTTACTGACATATCCACGCACTTTGGCGGCGTGTTCTTGAGTGAGATAGAACTCAACTCTGGTTAGGCCAAGCGCCTTGCGGCGCTGGCGTAGGGCTTGGACTCGTTGGGTGGGGGTCATGGTGATCATGCTTTGTATTTTTTGATGAGCGCCTTGAGCTTGCGTACTTGACCCGTTGCCCAAACCTTTTGCTTTGGCCCGTTCTCACCGCGCAAATCTTCAGCGTTCCAATGCGTTTCATTTGGATCAACAAACAGACTTAAAACATATTCAGCTTCTTTCACAATTTCGACATCGGTGTAGTCCTCAATCTGCTTTTTGTCGTCAACAGAAATGTTCTCAAGGTCGTAGGCCAATTCGTCAATTGCTAATGCTGCTTTAATGATTGCTCTCATGGTGTTCTCCTTACAGTGGGATGCCAAGCTCAGAGCCATTGATCGGGGTGTTAAGCCGATCCCATGCAGCCAAGTCTTCCGGCCATTGCATGGCCCTCTCAAGGGCCAGGTACTCTTCAAGCGTTAGCTCAATGATTTTTGCTTTGCCGTCTTGGGCAGTAGCTGTCATGCAAAATTTTGTCTTGTTCATTTCGTTGCTCTCCTGTTGTTGATGTATTTATTATATCATAGTTTCCGGTAACGGCAAGTCTTTTTTTATTTATTTCGTAGGTGTTTACACCTAGAGAACAGGGCCGTAGCCCTGTTTGGTTTAAATGCTTTTTGTCAGGCTGTAGACTAATTTTTCTGTACTGACCAAACGGCTAGAGTTGCGATAGTGGCTCTTAACAGCCCACCAAGAAATGTTGCCGCTGGTAATCTTTCTCCAGCCTTTACGAAAGCTGGGGTGAAAAAATTTTTCGTCAAGCGAATCAAAGTACGCGCCGTCTTCAAGCAGTTCAATCATTTTGTCTTTGTTCATGTTGCTCTCCTGTTGTTGATGACTCTATTGTAGCTCCGTTTCCGGTAACGTCAACAACTATTTCAACTATTTTCTAGGGACAAACCCTAACACCATCTCTTTAGCTTGATCAGCCCCCTTTGCCACGAAACAGGTGTAGCCACAGCCCTCCAGATAGGCGATCCAGTCCTTCTGCTCGGCGCTAAGACTGCCGCCCTTGACTCGCTTCATCTCTACCCACAAGCGCCAGTCTGGGATAAACAGGTCGGGAACGCCAGGCGATACGCCCTCAACCTTCAAGCGCCCCGCTGTTGCCATGCTTCTAGCCCCGCCATTGGGGATGGCAAAAATACGCACGCCCTTGTAGCCTTGGCGAAACCAGCGCACGAACTCTCTTTGTTCTTCATGTTCGGTTTTTATGCGCTCGGTCAAAACGGCATCTCCCGTTCCCACTTGGCGCACTCGCCCACGGTGCTAGCAAACTCCTCTGGTGGCTGCATGAAGAACTCAACGCACAGGCCATCCACGCCGTAGTGCTCACAGGTGTGGCAGCACCTCGGTGGGCCAGCGGCTAGCCAGCGCTTGTAGTCAGTCACTAAGTCCGGTTCAGGGTGTCTCATACCATCTCCTTCTCATTACTCTAAAAAATTTGCCATCGCGCTTGAACTCAATATGAATTGGTGGCTGCGCTTGATTCATGTTCTGAGCCATCTCCTCCAACGACTGCACATTAAGGCCACCACGCTCGATCTGAGCTTGTTCTGCTATATCCACGAGCTTTTGCAAAGCCATCTGACCGGCGTAGCCTTCGTGCGTAACAGCTAGGTACTCTGTAATGGCTGGGTCACTCAAGCCGCCGTAGTAGGTCACCGCCAGCATTTCCTTGCCCGAGGCTTTACTGATGTGCTTGCGCCATGTCCAACTGGTCACATCCAAGTCAGTGCCATCCAGCCCCATGATGTCATCGTTGTGCAGTTTGAGTTTTTTAAGTTCTGGGGCTGGAAATGCAGTCCCACAAGCAGGGCAAACTGCCGCTGATATGGCGCACAGCTCACCGCACTCATCACAAACCTTAACTGGTGCTTCGCCATTGCCGTCACCGCCCTTCTTTGGGGGCTGGACAGCAGTGATCGGCCCGTGCGTAGACACCACGCCAGCGAAGTCCAACACCAGGCAGTGATCGGTGTGGCTCTTGACGCGCATCCCGCGCCCTGCCATCTGCACATACAGACTGGCGCTCATGGTTGGGCGCAGCATGGCGATCAGGTCAATGTCTGGGTAGTCAAAGCCGGTGGTCAGCACATTGGCATTGGTGAGCGCACGCAAGCGGCCAGCCTTAAAATCGGCCAACATTCTCTCGCGCTCCTTCTTTGGCGTCTCGCCAGTCACGCACTCAGCCGCCACGCCATGCTGGCGCAAGACCTCTGCAACGTGTTCAGCATGCTTTACGCCAGCGCAAAACACCAGCCACGCCTTGCGGTCACCAGCCAAGGCCACCACCTCGCGCACCACCTTCTGGTTTTGATCGTCCGTGTCCACCGCAGCTTGCAACTCAGACTCAATGAACTCACCGCCACGCTTATGCACGCCAGTTACATCCAGCTTAGCCTTGGTGGTTTTAGAACGCAGCGTTGACAGATAGCCTTTGTAAATCAACTCCTCAATGCTGATAGGATTGATCAATGCATCAAACAGCGCTGGCTTGTCGGTGATCAGACCATGCCCCAGCCGGTAAGGCGTGGCCGTCAAGCCCACCACCCGCAGCGCAGGGTTGATTGCCTTGAGCTGCTCTAGCAACGTGCGGTAGCCGCCCTCGTCCTTGTGGTTGACCAAGTGGCACTCGTCAATGATCACAAGATCAGTGTGGCCTAACTGCTTGGCCTTGGTACGCACCGATTGAATGCCAGCAAAGGTGATCGGCTCACCCAAGTCCTTGCGGCCAATGCTTGCGCTGTAGATGCCCATCGGAGCGCCAGGCCAATGCTGGCGCATCTTCTCAGCGTTCTGCTCAATCAATTCCTTGACATGCGTGAGCATCAGCACCCGAGTCTCAGGCCAGTTCTGCAAGGCGTCCTTGCACAGCGCCGCCACAATGTGACTCTTGCCTGAGCCGGTGGGCAGCACCAGACACGGGTTACCCTTGCCGCCCTCCTCAAACCATGCGTAGAGCTGGTCTATGGTGCGTTGTTGGTAGTCACGGAGCATCAGCCAACTATCCTTGCATCCCAAACCTGGCGCATCTCAGCAATGATTGGGTCACCACTGGCGCAAGCCTCAGCATTAGCTAGCAGTTCTGTGCTACCCCAGACGCCTTCTTGCGCTGGGTCACCGTTTGCCATGTTCACGCCATTTATCTCATAAACAGCAGTGAATTCATCTGGCCCGTCTTTGCGTTGCCACGGCACTAGATCGGGGTGCAGAACATGCGACTCGCAACCCTTGTGCTGCGCGTCCACTGGGATCACATCGTTCCACTTAGCGCAGTGCCAAGTGCTGTCAGGCATTGGCGTGGCGTTGGCACAGGTGCGGCAATTGACATGCTTGGTGGTCTTGGTTTCGTGGCAGAACTTGTACGCATCGCAGAACTTGCACTGATACCAGCTTGGGTCTGAACTAATTGGCTCAGGCATGCGCTCGGCCAGTGCAATGTAGTGGCCTCGGCGCACCGCTTTTTCTGAGACTTCCTTGTCAAACTTCACGCGCTCAGTGTGAATGCGGTCATCATCCTTGCAGATGGCGACATACAGCGCACGGTCAATGCCAGTGCCTTGCATATAAACTTGCATCTGGGTGAAGTGCTCGGGCTTGGCCTTCTCTACGCCGTCCTTGACCAGCGCATCAAACGACTTCTTGCTGTGAGTCTTGAACTCGGCCACATGCTTGGCCTTCGGGGCTTCGGGCACGCCCTTGTCAATGATGGCGTCCAAGCTGCCAGAGACATGGCCTCCAAAATCAACTCGGTGCTGGGCAGACACCTTGCGGACATCCAGCCCAATAGCACGCAAGTCACTGATGATGGTGGCCTCCTCGTTCTGCCCCCTGCGGAACAAGCGCAAGATGCGGCCAGAGAACTCAGGTTGCACCGCCCACCGAAACGACAACCACAGCCAACGGTCACAGACATGGCCCAATGTGCTAGCCCCGAGGTGCGGCCTTGGCTTTTCTGACTTTGACTCGTGGTGCTTGTCAACTAGGGCGGCAATGGTATTATCTGGTTGGGGAATAATCACTTGTTCTCTCCTTGATTGATCTTGAACCCCGCACTTTCATCGGTGCGGGGCTTTTTTTTTAAGGTGGGGGTACTCGCTGCACTGTTGTAGTCGTCCTCAGCATGACACACAGCATCCGCTTTCCCCCCGAAAATCACTTCTTGGCCCAAGGTGGCGCAGCCTTAGCAGCGGCTGCTGGCGCAGATGCCGGTGCTGCTATAGCGGTTGGCGCTACGCTACCAGACACCGACTTGAAGCCCCGCACCTCGTTGCTTGCGCCATATTGCGCGTCTTGCTTAATGTCCAGCTTGATGCTGATCTGACCACCAATCAATTGGTCAGTGTCGGCCACCTTTGCCAGCCCAATCGCACGCATGATCTCGCCCAACTGCTGGCGCCCGATCTCCTCAGCCTTAGGGTTGGCGTTCTTGATGTTCAGGTTGCCAAACACCACACGACCCTGATGGCTCGGGCCGGTGATGTCGTAGCGCAGCTTGATGTACTGACCATTGCCAGCCTTAGTGTCCTTCAACTCAGCTTGGCTGATGGTGCATGTGTACCAACCAGCAGGCAGCGGTTCAAAGTTGTTAGCGTTGCCCACGGGCAACTCGTTAACGTCAAATGTTTCGGTGAGAAAAGCCATGATATTTATTCCTTAATGGTGATTTTGAAAGAAGGGCGGCCAGGCTTGGCCGTAATTGCACCAGCCAAATGCTTGGTGATGGACTCGTCTGCTGATTTCCATAGCGTCAGGTTTAGCTCTGGTTTCCAGCGGAACAATGTCGCCAGATGCTCGGTCAAGCCCGACTCAGTAGCCAACATCTGCAACTTCTCCGAGTCAACTTTGCGGTCAATGCGGCCAGAGATTTTGACCACATAGCCATCTGGCTCTGCTGTCTCAGTAGACTCAAACGCTTCAGGCAAGCGCAATGCTTTGACAATCTGGTCTTCAATCTTGCGGCGCTCTACTACCGTGCGCTCCTCAAGAGTTTTGTAGCGCAGCCAATCTGCGCTGAGGGTTTCTAAATCGCTCATAATTCCCTCGCATTCAACATAGCCTCAGCCATGCGATAAGAAGCAAGCGCAACTTCATCATCAGTTATTTCTGAATCTGAACTGATTGTTTCAGCCATGATCAATTGCATTGCCTTGGACGCAAAATAGTCCCGCAATGTCATGCCTTCATGGCCGTTGTAACTGACTGGAAATGCTTGGTCGTTCATGCCTTGCCCCCGATCTTGTCAATAATTGCACCAAGGTCTGGTGCTTCCCAAGACTCCAGCTTGCCCGACCTGTCCTTTGCCAACCACAATCCATCGCTATCGCACATCAGCGCACGCTGCGTCACGCCCTCGCCATCGCGCTCCACGCGCAGTGCCAGCACCTCGTCAAAGAAGTAGGGCAGACCCTGCGTCAGGCTCTTGCCTGGCATGCCAGGGTTGTAAAGCATTTTGCCCATCTCGTCCGTGGACTTTTCCAGCTTGGCGCTCATGTAGACATGCTTGCCTGGCAAGTCTCGGAACGCCCTGATCAACTCTTGCATGGTGCTGTTCATCTCACCATAAGCTGCGCGGCCATCTTTAGACTTCTTCATCTCATGGTGCAGCACCACCTCGGCCACCTCGCTGATTGAGTCCAGCGCCACCGATTGAAAGGCCACAGCCTCCTTGCTGTCCTTGCACCAAGTAAACGCCTCGCGCAAGTCCTCCATGCTAGTGATCTCGATGTAAGGCAGATCAGCGTCTTGGATGGACAGCAAGCCCCCCTCAGCACTCAGCACGATCACATTGGGCAGCGTCTTGACCAGCGTGGTCTTGCCTGCACCAGCTTGCCCGTAGACAAGCAACTTCACTCCATTGGCGGTAAGCCCGCCCGTTGACTTCAGATTGATAGCCATCTGGCTCTCCTTAATTTCACCCACTTCAGGAAATCTGTTCTGGGTGCGTTTGCATCATAAACCATTTTTTAAGGTAAGATGAGCACATTGCAATAAATATTTTCAACAAAGGTGAAAAACATGATGACGCTTGAACAAATCCGAGATGCCCTGTCTGACCGAATGCCCATGAAGGTGGCAGAGGCTACGGGCATTCACTACAACACCATCCGTCAGGTGCGCGACAACCCCAACGCAAATCCAACCCACAAAGTCTTGCTGGCTCTTTCAAACTATTTGGAAAGTCGCAAGGTGGCACATGGCTGACCTCTCAAAAGTCCTTGGTGGCCCGTGGTCACCATCCCCTGAAAAGCTGGTCGCTCCCCCTGAAACGCAACTTATTGACGCCATGCGTGCTGCGGGGCTGGAGCCGCCAGAGGAAATCCACTTTGACGGCAAGATTCACCGCTTTCGCTCCGGCACTAAGGGATCGCCAGGCCACGGTGACAAGCCTGGCTGGTACTTGGTCTTTGGCGATGGCATTCCTGCGGGGCGTTTTGGGTGCTGGCGTGCAGGTCTTGAATTTACTTTTCGGGCTGACATTGGCCGAAAACTAAGCCAGACTGAGGAAATGTCCAACGCCAAGCGTTTGGCTGAGGCCAAAGCCTTGCGGGACGCAGCCCTCGAGCGCCAACATCAGGTCGCTAGCGAGACAGTTGAAAAGATATGGACAGGCGCACAAGCAGCGCTCCCAGATCACCCCTACCTAGCCAAAAAGGGCATTGGCGTGCATGGTGCTCGAGCCACAGGTGATGGCCGCTTGGTAGTTCCGCTGTACGATGCAGACGGCACATTGTCTAGCCTGCAATACATTGACCACGAAGGCGGCAAACTGTACCACGCTGGTGGGCAGACTGGTGGCAAATATTGGGTGGTAGGCTCATCAGATGATCCTGGCACGCTGTACGTTGCTGAAGGCTTTGCCACCGCGGCCACCATCTTTGAAGCCACAAACCGGCCTTGCGTAGTGGCCTACAGCGCCAGCAACTTGGTGCCGGTGACCGGCAGTTTGCGAGAAAAGCACGGCATTATGCAAGACATTGTGATTGTGGCTGACCATGACCAATCCGGCGTTGGTCAACGTTATGCAGAACAAGCATCAGCCAAGTACGGCGCACGCATGGTGATGCCCCCGATTCTCGGTGATGCCAACGATTATGCCCAAGCGGGGCACAATTTGGCCGCACTGCTTATGCCACCAGCAAATGACTGGCTGATCCCCGCAGACGAATTTTCAGCCCAACCCAGCCCCATTTCATGGCTTGTCAAGCGCTGGATTCAGTCCCAAGCCTTGGTCATGGTTCACGGCCCATCAGGCGGTGGCAAGACCTTTGTGGTGCTGGACTGGTGCCTACGCATGGCAAGCGGCATAGAAATCTGGGCAGGCCACAAGGTACGCCAAGGCAATGTGGTCTATCTGGCCGGAGAAGGCCACCACGGCCTGCGAGGCAGGGTAGCAGCGTGGAAACACCACAACAAGGCTGGACGCCTCAATATGTGGCTATCTAAGGACGGCTGTGACCTCAACACCCCCATTGGCTACCTCAAGGTGGTAGAACAGGTCAGGATGCTCAAAGACCGGCCAAGCGTGATAGTGGTCGATACCCTGCACCGATTCTTGGCCGGAGACGAGAACAGCGCCCAAGACGCCAAGACCATGCTGGACGCTTGCTCCAGCCTGATGATGGAGTTTGACTGCTCAGTCATCCTAGTGCACCACACAGGCGTGTCAGACGAGGCTCAGCACCGCGCCCGAGGCTCAAGCGCTTGGCGAGGCGCTCTGGACATTGAGATCAGCATAGTGCCAGGTAAAGACGATCAGCCCATGCAAATCGTTCAGCGCAAGTCCAAAGACGCTGAATTGGCCGAAACCGTGTTCGTAGAACTCCAGCAAGTGACCATCCCCGCGTGGTATGACGAGGACAACCAACCCGTCACCAGCGCAGTCATTGTGCAAGCCCAGACCCCCATCGCCACCAAAAAAGACAGCAAGATCGATAGCCACCGCAAAGCCTTTGAAAACGCTTGGTGGGGCACTGGTGCTGAAATTCGTGATGGTTTACCCTACATCAGCCGGTCAGCATTGAAGGACAAACTGGCCTCAGATGGGCGCAAACCACGCACCATTGAGAACGATCTGAGCGCAGCGTATCCAGATAAATTGATCGGTGCGCTTATTGTTTCTGAGATCATTAGCCCGCTGGAACATGGCTGGATTGTGGTGGACGAGGTGCAATCGAGCGCCATGTTGGTGCGAAAAGGTGGGTGATTTCAAGCCCCCTAGCCCCCTGAAGTCCCCTTTAGGGGGATTGAGGGTTAGGGGGCAAAACGCTCGAAAAGCCCCCTCCCCTCCCCTCACACCCTTTAGGGTGAGGGGGTTAGGGGGCATCGATGCGGCGAGGATTTGGGGTGGAATTATAAATTGGAGAAGTAAGTGGACGCTAACATGCAAAACGAAGTGGTGACCAAACATGCTGGTGGTAGGCCGGTGATTTTTGGGATTGACAATCCGTGCTGGTTTGAAATCTGCAAACAGATTTCTGAGGGCAAGAGCTTGAGCACTGCGTTGAAGTCCGATGGGATGCCGTCTTATCGATCAGCCTTGATGATGCTTCAAACCAATCTGGAATTCAGGACGATGTACGAGAAGGCCATAGAAAGCCGTGCAGACCGTCTTGCTGAGGAAATACTGGAGCTGGCGGATGAGGCCATACCGGCGAATCTTGATGGGCCTTCAAAGAGCGCTTGGGTGCAGCAAAAGCGTTTGCAAGTCGATACGAGGAAATGGGTGGCTGCTAAGCTCAAGCCAAAGGTCTATGGGGATCGAATCGATGTCTCGGTGACTGATACCCGCATCAGCGTCTCTGATGCGCTTAAAGAGGCCAAGCAGCGCGTTCTTACCGATGAGAGCAATATCGTTGATGTGGCGGTTAAAGAGATGGTGGGCAAGGAATAGGCAAGGTTATGCGCTTTACGCATGGATTCTGCGGAACTACGCGTATGCGCGGCATGTCAGGGTTAACCCTAGCAAAAGCCCCGTGCAGTGTTCTACAGTGTCCATTATGTTAAGTCGGCAGTGAGTTACGCACAGGTTATACAGAGCTGAGTCGCCGGAATGCCAGTTATCCACAGGGCTAGGCGCATAACTTGCCTTTTGCCCTGTGCATAACCCCAAAAATGGCCTAAGTAAGCGCCCACTTACAAACGAGGGGGGCGGGTAGGGCCGAGCGCCGAGGGGTCACGGTGACGGTGCCCCCACGAACATTTTTATTTTATTTTTTAGAAATATGATTTACCATTGAGCCATGCCAATTAAGCAAAGACAAAGGGCAGCGCTATGATGTACAAATACGAGCCGCAGGCGCTGCAGCAGCTAGGCATGCAGCAACAGCCGTTTGATCCGTCTGCTGGCATTGGTGAGTTTGAGCGCCGTCAGTTTCTACCCTACAACCAACCAGAGCCGTTCGACCCCTCTGCGGGGATCGGGGAGTTTGAAGCTAGACAGCTCCAACCCTACAACCAGCAAGAACCGCAGCAGCCCCAAGCCTTGCAACAGATGGGCATGCGGCAGCAGTCGTATCAGCCACTGCCCCAAATGCCAGCCATGCAACCGCTTTTGCAACAATTCAGGACGCAGCAGCGCCCGTATCAATCGCCGTTTCAGCAGCGGTCAGGCCAGATGTCACCAGACGGCGCAATGGGCAATCGATCCGGTTCGGCCTACGGCTATAGCAACAACAGTTTGACTAGCCGACTAAACAATCTAGCCCCGTTAAACATGAACGCCTTAAACTTTAGCTACTAGATGCAGACAACAAATGCCGATAAACAACGCACTCACCCCTGAAGGCCAGAACGCGCTAGGTGCTGCGTTTGGGTACTACCCGCAGTTGAGGCGCAACCGAACTATCCAAGACCCCAGACTGGCCGCTGAGATGCCGTTGCAGTTTCTGCGGGGTAGGTTGGCGGGAACGCTGGGCTTGCCATCGGATGTGGCGAACCTGGTGCGTACCCCCATGCCAATGGAGATGTACGGTGATGTGGACTATGGCCCTCAGACGCAAGTGCCCTATGGCTCGCAAGAGTTGCTAAGGACGCTGCCACTACCCCCACAAGGCCCAGCGCAGTCAGCCGCGGCCAATGTTGGTGCGGCAGTGCCATTGACGCCAATGGAGGCATTGCAAGCTGCAAGGGCGGCTAGGCAGGCTGCACTGGCTGGGGGTAGGACGTTGGGGCCGACAGCAGCAAGGATGACTGAGGGGTACTTGCAGAGGCAGGGGTTGATGCCTGGGGTGCTACCGGCCGAAGGGCGCAGTGGCATTGGTGCGTTTGATCCGAGGTATGACCCAAGGGTTCTAGAGCAGGCCAGAATGCAGGCGATGACTCGTGACGTTCGGTTAGACCCAAATGTGCAAAATGCGCCGACTGTTTCACTGGCTGATTTTGAGGGCAGGCCGTTTATTACCAGCATGGCTGATAGGACGGCAGCTGGTGGCAAGCTGGTGGGCATTGACGATGTGGCGTTTAATCGGCCAGTGGAGATGCTTGGCGGTCAAGATTTTATGTTTCGCAATCCTGGTCTGGTGTGGTCATCTGGCACGGCGCCAGCAAAGGGATTGATGAAGTATGCTGATGAAATTAAAAAAATTACTGGGCAAGACCCGTTGTATATGCCTTATCGCATGGCTCCGACTGGCGGTGATTTTGCACAAATGACTGGCGAAACCATGTTGTCCTACGCTGACGCAGCTATGGGCAAAATGCAAAAGAAAAATTTTGACAGGTCTATTAAGAAATTTATTCCTGACTGGGCTGGCGTGTCTGATCCAGCAAGTGTGGCGCAGTTTAGGGCTGCACCAGACAGCAAGCGCAAGGCCATTAAGGCAATGATGGACAGGGATTTCCGCGATGAGGGCGGGTTAAATATTGGCAGCGCTAGGCTGGCGGTGTCTGACCCAGCGCAAATGGCCGCGCAAGAGGGCGGCATTCAAAATGTAGGCAAGATATTTGCAGGCCGTCCAATACTTAAATCAACCCACCCAGCTTATCCAGGCGGGGTGCAAGGCGAAGGCATTGGCACATTGGCTGAAGACCACAATATTTTTGAATTGTTGCCAGGGGTTGTCAAGGCTCGTGGCATTCCTGACCCAAAAAATCCAAGGCCATCGGATTTACGGGCGATGCAAATGCACCCTTACGCTGGCATCGTCACCAACGAGTTGCTCAAGCGTCTTGGCTACTGAACAAAAACTTTGGATCAAAAGTGCTTGCTAGCTTTTCACTGTACCGATCAGCCAAAAATGCTTTGACTGATTCTTCTGTCACAGACTGCACGCCGGTAACAACGCAGCGCGTTTCATGCAGGCCAAGTGCCTCAAGCATTTTGGCGGGCATTTTGATGTCGGTGTTGACGATGGGTGATAGTGTCATTCCTACATTTTACCAAAACGCCAAATAAATGCAAACAACAATCTACAAGCCCGAAGACGAGCAAGAGCTAATGGCAACGCTGTGGTCACCAGCGTTGGCTGACGATCCGGAGGCGTTTGTGTTGTTTGCGTTTCCGTGGGGGAAAGAGAACACGCCGCTGGCAAATTTCAAGGGGCCAAGGAAGTGGCAGCGGGAGGTGCTGCGGGAGATCACCGCCCACATCAAGCGTCAAAAGGGGCTGGTGGATTTTGAGACGCTCAGACATGCGGTAAGTTCTGGGCGGGGTATTGGCAAGTCTGCGCTAGTGTCTTGGCTCACGATCTGGATGCTGTCTACGCGGATTGGCTCAACCACGATTATTTCGGCCAACAGCGAGTCGCAGCTTAGGGCGGTGACATGGGCCGAGATCACCAAGTGGTTGGCGATGAGTATCAATTCGCACTGGTTTGAGGTGAGCGCTACAAAGGTGGCGCCCGCCAATTGGTTGACTGAGCTGGTGGAAAAGGACTTGCGTAAGGGCACTCGGTATTGGGCGGTGGAGGGCAGGCTGTGGTCTGCTGAGAATCCAGACTCGTATGCTGGTGTGCACAATCACGATGGTGTGATGGTGATTTTTGATGAGGCGTCAGGTATTGACGACTCGATCTGGGCGGTGACTGCGGGCTTTTTTACTGAGAACACCCCGAACAGGTTGTGGCTGGCGTTTTCCAACCCTCGGCGCAATACGGGGTACTTTTACGAGTGCTTTAATTCCAAGCGGGATTTCTGGACGAACAAGGTGGTGGACGCCCGCACGGTCGAGGGCACGGACAAGGCCGTTTACCAGAACATCATTGATGAGTATGGGGCAGAGTCAAGCCAGGCGCACGTCGAGGTGTACGGCATGTTCCCGTCTGAGGGCGATGACCAGTTCATCCCTGCGGATGTGGTGGATGGTGCGATGAAGCGCGACAAGTACAAGGATCAGTCTGCGCCGATTATTATTGGGGTTGACCCTGCGCGGTTTGGCGCGGACGCTACAGTCATCGCCGTGCGGCAAGGACGCGACATTGTGAAGATCATCCGGCACCGAGGCGACGACACCATGACCGTGGTGGGGTATGTGATCGACGCCATTGAGGAATACAAGCCTACGCTGGTCGTCATCGACGAGGGCGGGCTGGGGGCGGGCATCGTGGACAGGCTCAAGGAGCAGCGCTACAAGATCAAGGGCGTAAACTTTGGCAACAAGTCCAAAAACCCGATCATGTACGGCAACATGAGGGCGCAAATGTGGGGCGACATGCGGGAATGGCTGAAGACGGCCAGTATTCCGAACGACAGGTTCTTGAAGACGGACTTAATTTCGCCTATGATGAAGCCTGATTCACGTGGAACAATCTTTTTGGAGTCGAAAAAAGACATGAAATCACGCGGTTTAGCCTCGCCAGACGCTGCGGACGCTATTGCGGTGACTTTTGCGTTTCCCGTGGCCCATCGGGGCGAGTACAATGCGCGCACAACCACCCGCCGGACGTATTCAGACACTTCGGCCAACACATCTTGGATGGGAAGCTAGATGGCAACGAAAAAAACTGTTTCTTTGTCTGTCGGACGCGGTGAAAAACTGCCCGTATCCAAGGGCGCTGGCTTGACGGCCAAAGGCCGCGAGAAATACAACGCTGCGACTGGCTCAAACCTCAAGGCGCCAGCCCCCAACCCCAAGACCAAGGCAGACCAAGGCCGCAAGGATTCATTTTGTGCAAGAATGGGCGCCGTAGCGGCCAACGCCAAAGACGGCGAACGCGCTAAAGCAGCCCTTAAACGATGGAAGTGCTAATCATGGCTACAAAACCTGGCTTGTACAGTAACATTGCAGCAAAACGCGAACGCATCAAAGAAGGCAGCGGCGAAAAGATGCGTAAACCAGGCGCGCCTGGCGCACCGACTGCCAAAGCGTTCAAAGAGTCTGCCAAGACCGCGAAGAAGAAATAATGCCGCTCGTCAAATCCAAAACACCCGAAGCCTTTCGCAAGAATGTCAAGGCCGAAGTGGCCGCTGGCAAGCCTGTGAAGCAGGCCGTTGCAATCGCTTACTCGGTCAAGCGTGAAGCAGCAAAGAAAAAGAAATAACATGGCAGACCCAACAGGCATAGTTGCCGCCGCAGCCGTTGCTGTTGGTGGTTCGGCTAAAGACAAAAGCGATGCGGATGTGTTGGCAACAGCACGTTCGCGTTTGGACATGGCTGTCTCGGCGCTGTCTGAGTCGCGTGAAGATGAAGTCGATGACCTGAAGTTCTACGCTGGCTCGCCCGACAACCACTGGCAGTGGCCTGCCGATGTGCTGGCGACTCGCGGCGCGGTGCAAGGGCAAACAATCAACGCACGGCCCTGCCTGACAATCAACAAGCTGCCGCAGCATGTGCGTCAGGTGACAAACGACCAGCGGCAGAACCGCCCAGGCGCTAAAGTCATTCCCGTGGACGACAACGCTGACGTGGAAGTTGCCGACATTTTCAACGGCATGATCCGGCACATCGAGTACATCTCGGACGCTGATGTCGCCTACGACACGGCCTGCGAAAACCAAGTGTCCTACGGCGAAGGCTACTTGCGCTTGCTCACAGAGTACTGCGACGACAACACCTTTGACCAAGACATCAAGATTGGCCGCATCCGCAACTCGTTCTCGGTTTACATGGATCCAATGATCCAAGACCCGACTGGCGCGGACGCCAAGTATTGTTTTATCACCGAAGACCTGACCCGTGCAGAGTACGAGCGTCAGTACCCAGACGCAGCGCCCATTACAACTTTGCAATCTTTGGGCGTGGGCGATCAGTCGATCAGCAACTGGCTCAACGAAGACACGATCCGTGTCGCGGACTACTACTACATCGACTTTGACCGCGCTACGCTGAACCTGTACCCTGGCAACATCACCGCCTTTGAGGGCACGCCCGAAGACAAACAGCTAAAAGCCCTCTACGGCAAGCCCAAGCGCAGCCGCGAGGCCGACCGCCAAAAGGTCAAGTACTGCAAGATCAACGGTTACGAAATTCTTGAAAAGCGCGATTGGGCGGGCAAATACATTCCCGTGATCCGCATCGTTGGCAACGAATTTGAGGTCGATGGCCGGTTGTATGTGTCGGGCTTGGTGCGTAACGCCAAGGATGCCCAGCGCATGTACAACTATTGGGTTTCACAAGAAGCTGAGATGCTGG